CCGCGAACATATCAAAGTTTTTGTTAACCCGTTTGTTCACCCCTACCCCAAGGCTGAACATATACCGCCGGATACCCTTGTCTTGAACTCCTTTAGTTCCTTTGATCTGTACACGGTAGCTCTTCGCCCCGTCCATCACAACGACATCATAAGGGAGATTATCCCCGACTGTGTCGCATACTGCGAGCCCCCGCTTTAACGCTTCCGCAATAAAAAGTTGCTCGTAGTAAACTCCATCAGCTTTGTTTGAGTTTACCATCCGGGTAGTACGGCCCACCCAACTCAACTAACATCTGATCCATCTGCTCGATCTTTCCGGCTAAGTTGGCTAATGCTTGAGGATTCTCTAACATCTCGGGCCTTTTAAATTCTTCTAACAAGTTCTCTCTGTTGTGAGTAAAATATTCTAAGATCGCTTTAAACTCGTCAGTATTTTTTAACGAATCTATTGCAACTTCAACGGTCAATGGTTTATTTGCACTCATCCCATTGAAGCCGGAGGCATATTACCGGGGGCAGTCCCTAGTCTGCCAATTTGTGCGTTCTTTTGTTGCTCAACAATTTGTTGCAACTGCCCCATATATGTTTTCATCCGAGCTTGGAAAGCTTCGTCTTCTTGAAATCTTTTTTGGTTGTCTTGCCCGGGTATCTCTTCAGTCCCTTGTAAATAATTTTGAATCACTTGCATACGGAGTTGAGCGTTTGCATTTGGTGGTGCGTTTACCACCTGACCGGAAGCAATCTTTGCGATATCTGCGGAAGTCTCTTCCTCTTCTTTCGCAACCGCCGTTTCCCTCGGTATTATCAAACGGGTTGCCAAGTTCGGGTCCATTGACTCAACAAATATTCTAGCAAATTCACCGAAGTCTACTTGGCCATTGCGGTCAAATTGAGCTAATATAGCCCCTAACTTCTCTAGCTTCATGGCTTGCTTCTCTTCATCCGCATTAATGGTATTCCAAGTGAGATCGACATCATAGCGATTACCGGTGGCATCCATTATAATCTCAGCCCCTTGCTGATTGTTAGTCACCCGGAACCATATCTTATCATCCCCGTAAGCTTTCTGTAACCGCCAAACATGACTTATAACTTCTTTCCAACCTTTAAGCCACTTATCTACCATGTCTTGCGTGTATACATTTGCCCCAACCGCATCGGCTTGATCTGTAGGCCGTCCGGTCATCTTGTAACTTTGTTGGATCATGCTTTGCTCCACTTCGGTGGAAGCGGGATGTGGGCGAGGCGTTTCCATATAGCCGACCTCCCCACGCCTACGCACGGGAATCTTTGCCCCCGGACCGATCATAGCGGGCTGACGGCCCACCATATATTCAAGCGGGGGAACCGTACTTAAACTTGCTTGGTCACGCCGTGAGTCACGCTCCGTCTTAATACCATGCTCGTACCCACGAAGTAACTCAGGCCAACCTCTAGAATCAAATAACCTCTGACTGATCCTTTCTCTAGGAAATGCTACGAATGGATAATGGGCCGGATGTGTTTTAATGACTTGGTGAGTCGCGTATAAATCATCTTCTCCACGCTCCGTAAAACAAGTCATGCTCATTACCGGAACCCCGTTTGAGTCCACCTCCCGTCTGTACGCACAAACGATCTCAATCAGACCGTCATAGTTTTGCAACATCTCGACATCTCGGGTCGGGAATATATGCGGGTGAGTTTGACGGACTGAGGGTTGATCACCGGTAAAAACCTCGATAGCATTGTTGACGAACTCTTCGTCCCAACCATCTGAGTGGACTTTTCCTTTTAATTCTTCCGGTGTGAAATAGTGCAGACAATATATACTACGGGCCGATTGTAGGTCCATTACATTAGAGTCAATTAATATGTCTCGGCCGAGTTCATATGTCTGCAAATATGGGCGGTTACAGATTATCTCATTTGCAGTAATCTCTACTGCTTCCCCATTGAAAGCTTGCTCGATCTTCTCAATCAAATCCGGGTCAGCTATGTCGGGTTTATTATTCTGCATAATCTCAGAAGCAGTAACAAAGTCACCGTTCTCCACCGCTAAAGTTACATCCGGGTCCCTCATGATATCCATCATGGTCAACGGGCGGTATACTTTTTGTACCTCCCGTTTCCAATAAATACCCAAAATCCCTAACCCTTTTTCTAAAATATGATTGGCTAAAATCTCAGACTCTTTCGGTAACTCATCCATCTGAGCAAACATTAACCAACGAAGGAATTGCGTAACCAACGAAGCGGAAGCAATATCGTTAGATTCCACGGGCGAGGCTACGAGATTACTTTTCTTCAAAGCACTCTTTAACATCGCAACAGACTGATTGATTAAACCGTCTGTATGAAATATTTCTAAATCACTAGCATTGTCCCACGGCCATGCATCTTCTCCATGCTTACGCCCGTCTTCTGATTTGTTGGGCCATAAGTTAAAACGAACATTCCTATTGTCGTCTGCCCTCGTTATCCACCAACCTAGATCGTCACGGACCCGGTTGAAGTCATCTCTTAACTCTACAATGTCAGGTTCATCTGCAAAGACCCGAGGTTTATGTTCGTACTCACTCATCTCATACTTTTCTTACCCCGGCACTTCCACTTCTTTCTAGACAAAGTGTTAGCACAAGGTGGTTTCTTACATTTCTTAATACCGGCGGAACGGGCACAATACGCATCCCCCTTCTTAGTACCCGGCCTAATCCGATCTCCCCCGCTTTTAGCTTTGCCCGCTTGGCCATATGATACTTTCCGAGTTCTACCGGTTTTCGGGTTCTTAACTACTTTTACGAACCGTTTACCTTTTGAGGGCTTTGGCATTACTTCTTTTTAAACCCACGCTTCATGTTAGCGTAGGCACTTTTAGATATAGTAGACTTTGATTTAGGGCGACTTGTACCACTCTTCTTACGAGCATTAATATTATCGTACAGACCTCTCTTTTTTTTCATCCGGCAAGTATACCTATTATTTTAAATTATTAGACCGGAACCTAAGTTTGCGTAAAGCATTAGTCTCGATCTTCTTAATGCTCATAGTATCGCACCCACAAAAGTCAGCGATCTCCTTATGGGAGTATTGAGGTATACTCCCCGTTTCTAAATGTGTTAATCCCGCTTCACACGACATTAACCTTAACATGATGTCTATTCTCTCTCCCCGTTCTTTCTGACTCTCATTCCATTTGATACAAATCTTCTTCAACAAATCTTACTTTCACAACGCTTCGGGGTCTCGGTTTCACATCGATCCTTTTAATTACACGAACTAGCCGATCTCCCACTTGTGCCAAAATTAATCTTTCGTTGGGCACTAACTTTATTACCGTTGCGTCAAACACCGTCTGAGTATTGAAGTCCTTCTTCCATCTCGTTACGGTCTTTCGACTTATATTCATTTGCTTTGCTACACTTGTGACGCTCTCGCCGGTTTGTAATAACAATGCTACTTTTTCTTTTACCTCGGGTTTGTGCTTATTAGCCATCAATATCCTCCTGTTCCTGTTCCTACCATATCAGACTCATCATAATACTGATGATTCATTATACACGCATACCGCAAACAATCTATTGGGTCCTTTGCCGGGTGCTTCAAGTTAGAGTCCGCCGGCCAATTCTCCATGCATAATATCAAATTCCGACAACGGGATGACACCATTAGTCGGGGCTGATTGCTTGCAGATAATTCTTTGCTTTGGTCCCATGCTAATAATGATTGAATAGATTGAACACCGGTCTCGATATCCAACGCTTCTGCCGGGTGGACCACGATCCCGGCATCTGTTAAATCATCAATATAGTTAGATGTCCCATCCGCACTTGCATAACTTGCAGAACCTAGACGAGGGTCAATATACCTCATTACATTCCTACCCTCTTCCATGTCCCGGATCACTTGGGCATAATCATTTATACCAAATCCATTAGACCGGGCACCCTCCCCGCTTTTCCCGTGGTCACCTGATGCCGGATCATACCAAACGCCTTCCTCATAGAAGCACGGATATTCGTCCACCACCCAATAAACCCCATGCGGATCGATCCCGATATGTAACATGAACCAAGGCTTGGCTCCTGCGGGATCAATCGAGGTGAGCCATATGGCCGGATTGGTGTCCGGGTCCGTTAAGATCGGGATGTCTTCCGGCTCGATTATGTTCTTATCTGTAAATTTTGCGAACACCGTTTCAGCACTTTTAGTTGGGACCCCGTAGGCCCTACACAAGATTGTGTCCCTACTTTCCCCTTCCAATTGCTTCTTCATATGCTCCCAACCTCCGTACACATTCTCAGCAGTATGGAAGTATACTACCGAACTAGCCTTGCGGAGTGGTTGTTGTACCAAGGGTACCGGTTCATCGTCCAATAACTCCGCTTTACCCCACTTCGTAGTGGTGGCCCCCGCTAGTAAAGACTTTACCGTGGGGCTCCACCCCGTCACGGCGGTGAAGCTAATGAGGCCCTTGGCTCCCCGGGTAATTAAACGGTAGCGTAATGTCTCTAACCAAGATAAAGGTATAAGCTCGTCCGCCCAAAATCCTATATTGTGTGTACCTTCAGCGACACCTTGTTCCCATGTTGGGACTCCGATCTCTCCACCTTCAACCGTTGTGATGTCTTGTGACCAATTTCTAAAAATGACTTGGCTTCCGTTAGGTAGTGAAAACTTCCCGGCCGTAAATCCATTACGAAGACTAAACACGACATATCCGACTTTAGACCTACCTAGATTCTTATACTCGGCCGGCAGATATTTATATATAGCCTTTTGTTGGACTTGGATACTATTCTGCATATTCTCCGTTAGGCACCACACAATAGTATTGGGGTTATTGACTACACACTCGACTACACGCTTACTACAAATTTCTGTTTTCGATGCACGGTTACCCCCCATAAGTAGAATCTCAGAGTGATCCGCTAGTGTGTCATCGAATAGCTTCCAATTGTCCGGCTCATGCCCGTAGCGGTATGGGTCATCCTTTTCTTTTTGGATAGCCTCTTCCCGCATCCGATGAAACTCTAGGAGCTTATCTTCGCCCATGCTAATCATCTCCGACTTTGACGGAATTGGCAACAGGGGGTGATTAGTCCAAGTCAACATAACGCACTATTGTGCATAATGTACACAAAAGTGGGACATTTGCAATTGTAAAATTTTTTTACATGAGCTAATCGATACCGGGGAGAGGGATGGGGGTGGCAAAGACCCCCCCCTCCCCCCCGATAAGGAGCAAATCCGGCCAAAAAACAGGGCTAAAATGGATATACAATCAATTGTCTCTCTAGTGTTTAAGCGGGTCCTAGCCGGTTGTCACAAGAAAATGTCGCTAAATCAGCGGGTTTCCGGCCGGTGAGGGGGCCATCCGGGCCGATATCTTGACCGGTCCCGGCTCCGGGGCCGTTCTACCTTTCAAAAAACTTTTTTTATGATGCACCGATGCCAACAGAAAAACCTCGCAAGAGAATAATCCCTGACAACCTACCCGCCAACCTTGACGGGGCTGACCTTTGCCCAAGTGTTTACACGGCGGACCAAATCTTTGACCGGGAGCCGGACAAATACGCCCGGATCGCTCAAGGATTGGCTCAAGGCCGTTCTGCTCTTTCAATAGCCAAGGCGGAGGGCGTTGCCACTTCATCCGTGGCCGTAATATTGAAACGGGAAAAGGAGGCGATTGACGGGGCCCAAAAATTGACGCAAGGGCTCAACTCAATAGCTAGTCAGGAAGTGCTTCTCAAGATTATCGAGATGGCCGGGGCAAATAAGATTCCGGCCGGGGCCTTGGGGGTCACTTTCGGGATACTACGGGACAAGGAAAAGGCGGACCTTGGCCAAGCTTCTCAGGTTCTAGAGGTAAAAAAGACGGCTACCCTTGAGGATGTGAAGGGCCACTTGGAGGCATTGAGACGGGAACGAGATGCCGATATTATCGAGGCGGAACCCGCTTAAATACTGACATTTTGACATTTTGCTGAAAAAATGGGCCGGTTCCAAATCGGCTGAATCCCGCTTCAGTAGTGGCCTTCCGGCTGATGCCTTTGGTTACAATTGATTTTTGAACCCCGAGCAAAAAACTTTTTTTAACTTTTTTTCAATCGGCTGAAACCCGCATAGATACAGGGCTCCGGGCCCTTTTTTGGTTAACCTGTTAGTTTTATCTGTTTGACTTTTCAAATATATTTTCTTTTTATATGGAAGTCGCCTCGATGTGAGGTTGACCGGCCCGGGCCGATCCCCGGGAGTCAAGGAGATCAAATACCATGAAAATTACAGACCAAAACATAACCGACCAACAGGCCCGCAAGCTTGCAATGTTTGAAAGAGTCAACGCCAAGATCAGGGCCCGCAAAGCCGGCCTTAGAGTTCTAGAGATTAACGGGGCCTTGGTTGCCCGAGGCAAGAACGGCAAGTTTCAATCACTTCTCAACTTTATGGGGGCCTAAGATTATGAGAACTATTTCACACTACATCATCGATCAATATAGCGTTTTAGTTCAACGCCAACGGAACGGGGACCTCAAAATATCATCCGGAGCATACCCGATTGACCCCAAAGACAGGATGTCCTGCAAATGGAGCCAATTATCCGCAATCGGTGAACATCACGCCCTCAAGGATTATTTAAAATATTGTTTTAGTGGGTCCCAATACGAGGAAGTATCTGCAATCCTATGCTCGGCCGTCAAAGAGGATTGGGAAAAAAACCATGATGACCGCTTGAACGAGTGGAAGATATAAGGAGACCAAATACCATGCAAAAATATTTCTCTACTTTTCATGCTTGTTGGCAATACGCCACTAATAACCTCAAATTGGGTTCAAAATATAAGAGCCCGGAGTTTGACCGCTACCTCCACACGGGAGGGGTACCCTACGGCGGGACATGGTCTCAAAGTTATCATCTAGAGACCAAGACCGGGCGAATATCTAAAAAACAATTTCATGTGACAATCACCCGGACCTCGGACGGTTACTATGATTGCACCGCTTACATCAATTAAGGAGGAAAAAATAATGGAAGATCAAGAGTTAATATATCAGGAAAAACAGGCCGAAAGGTGCAAATATTTAGCCAATTTGAACCGGTCAAAGTTGGTACGGGTTAAACGGGACCTTGACCAAGCCAAGCAAGACCGGGCCAAGTGTCAACAGGTCTTTGATGAGTCAAATATCAGGGACGGCCGACTACTCCCGGCCCTTGACTTATTCGATAAATACATCCGGGACCTAGTCAATGAGACCGACTGCCTAGCAAATAATATCCGGGGCCATGAGAGCCAAGAGATGACCCACATTGAAAACATAAATTTACTAACCGCTTAAACTAATAAGGAGATCAAAATATCATGACCAAAACATCAAATAAATTCTGCCCCTATGAGACTATCACCGGGGAGATCATCAAGCA